GGGTATGGATGAACGTAGGAATATTGACATTCTTATGACTAAGCTTCGCAGTCTGGTAGAAGAAACTAACTGTGCTTTGCTTCTTGTATCCCACCTGCGACGCACTGGAGCGGACAGTGGACATGAAGATGGTAAAGAGGTAAGCTTGTCACATCTTCGCGGCTCACAGTCTATCGCACAGCTTTCTGATGCTGTCGTAGCTATGGAACGTGATCAGCAATCTGATGATCCTAATATTGCTAACACCACAACCATTCGCGTATTGAAGAACAGGTACGCTGGTGAAACTGGTGTCGCTTGCCACTTGTTTTTCAACAAGGATACTGGTAGGCTGCATGAAGTTACTAATCTTGGTGACGATCTTGATGGAGGAAATGACGACAAAGACATTCCCTTCTAAGCAATAAGAGGTAAGTATGCAGGTAATATTGGACATTGAAACAGATAGTCTTGATGCTACAAAGATTTTCTGTATCGTAACTAAGAACGTAGAAACAGGTCAGGTCAATATCTGGAAGGAAGAAGAATGTCTAACTAAGTTTCCTGCATTCGCTCAAGGGGTATCGAAGTTCATTATGCACAACGGCATAAGCTTCGATGCCCCTACCCTCAATCGGTTGACAGGAACAAAGCTTACTGTAGACACAGTAGAAGATACTCTTGTTCTTTCTCAGCTACTCTTTCCAACACGCAGTAAACACTCTCTTGAATCTTGGGGACTTGATCTAGGATTTGAGAAGATTGACTTTCACGACTTTTCTCAGCTAACTGATGACATGATTACGTACTGCATCAGGGATGTTGAGATTACCTTTCGGCTATGGTTGAAGATCAAAGAAGAAAACCCAGAGAAGTATCGTCAGGCTATTGATCTTGAATACAATGTTCGTCGCATCATTGACGTTCAAGAAAAGAATGGCTTTAATCTTGATGTTCAAAAAGCTATGACGTTACAGGCTTCTCTAAATGATAAGTCCCGTGCTATCGAAGAAGACTTACAGCGTCGTTATCCACCCATCGTAGAGGAAAGGTATTCAGAGAAGACAGGTAAAAGGTTGAAGGATAAAGTTACTGTCTTCAATCCTGCCAGCCGCCAACAGATTGCCGCACGTCTCAAAGAACAAGGATGGGTGCCAGAGAACTTCACGCCTACTGGTCACGCCATTGTGGACGAAGGCACACTAAAGAAAGTAGATATTCCTGAAGCACAGATGATTGCAGAGTATCTTCTTATTAATAAACGTACAGCCCAGATCAAATCGTGGCTAGAACTTTTAGAGGAGGATGACAAAGTTCATGGCAAGGTACTTACTCTCAAAGCTATCTCAGGACGTATGGCCCACCATAGCCCAAACATGGCACAAATTCCTGCAGTATATTCTCCCTATGGGGTGGAATGCAGAAGCTGTTGGATCAGTAGTTCTTCTAATAATGTTCTTGTTGGTTGTGATGCAAGTTCCTTGGAGTTAAGGTGTCTTGCCCACTACATGCGTGATGACGACTACACAAAGGAAGTGGTTGAAGGAGACATTCATACAGCCAATCAAAAGGCTGCTGGTTTGGAAACACGCGACCAAGCAAAGACATTCATCTATGCTTTTATCTATGGTGCTGGTGCAGCAAAGATTGGTAGCATCGTTGGAGGCACTGCAGGTGATGGTCAGAAGCTTATTGATAACTTCCTTGCCAGCTTACCTGCATTAGCTAATCTAAGAAAAGCTGTTGACAAAGCTTCTTCTTCAGGATATATACAGGGACTTGACGGCAGGAAGTTACATGTAAGGCATCAACATGCTGCTATGAATCTTCTGCTACAAGGTGCTGGAGCAATCATCTGCAAACAGTGGGTAGTTGTTATCGACAGGCTAATACGAAAGCACAACATTGATGCTAAGTTAGTTGCCAGCATTCACGACGAATATCAGTTTGATTGTCGTAAAGATCATGCTGAACGATTTGGTAAGCTAACCCAACAAGCAATGAAAGTTGCAGAGAAGGAGTTAAATGTCCGATGCCCGCTAGACAGCGAATACAAAGTCGGCCTGAACTGGTCCGAAACACACTGATAAATCTTAACGAGAATGAACTGGCGTTAGCTAAGACCATAGCTATTGCTAGGAATAGTTCTAACAGAAAGGAAGGTGTAGTAGATAATATTCAAGACAAGAAGCGAACATCAATTCAAATTGATATTGATGGTGCTGAAGCAGAGTTAGCTTTCTTCAAGCTGATAAATACTTATCCTGAATCTTTCTTTGATACGACTAATAAGTCGAAGAGTACTGGAACTGATTTGGGTGATGTATTTATTGATGACTTTAGTATTGATGTTAAATCGACTAGGTACAAGACGGGCCAGCTTATTCAAAGTGGGGCCAAGACATTCAAATCTAAGATCGATATGTATTGTCTTGTCATCAAGGAAGAAGATAATATCTTTAACATGAAAGGATTTTATCCATCTTCTCTCTTGCTTCAAGAAAAGAACTATGGTAAACACTTCCCCGGTCGTCCATGTTTTGCAATCAAACAAAACGTCTTGATGGATTACGACGATTGTGCAAAAAAAGTGTTGACAAGTAGTAAGTAGTACAGTAGTATCCCTTTCGTTACTTGAAACAGTCTCAGCCAAGAGACATTACAAAATGGAGTTATAAATGGCTAATCAAAAGTACGATGCAATCCTTCTTTCCGGTAAGGCTCATTGGGCATCGGTTATTGAACCGAATACCACTTACGAACCGGCTTGGCAGATTGATGTTGCTATTGACGACGAGACTCGTCAGAAGCTTGAGTCAATCGGTCTTAATGTCAAGAACAAGGGGGATGATCGTGGAGACTTTTTCTCTGCCAAGCGTAAGGTAGTGAAGAAGGATGGTACCAAGCGTGATGCACCTCGTGTCATTGACGCAAAGCGTAACCCTTGGGACACTCGTCTTATCGGCAACGGTTCTACCGTTAAGGTTAAGATTCAGCCCTATGAATATCAGTACGCTGGAAAGGCTGGTGTTACTGCTGATCTTATGGCTGTACAAGTTATTGATCTTGTACCTTATGGTGATCCTGCCGGTGACTTTCAGGAAGAAGATGGTTTCACCATTGATCAAGAACTAGCAGCACTGTAGAAAAGGAGTATTATGAAGCTTAGAGTAATCGCTGCTTCTCTAGGTCTTGTTATCGTAGCCTCTGCTGGGTATAGTTATGCAGAGGCTACGCAAGACACTTGTGGATATGATCCAGTTACAGGTAATTGGATTAGCCCTAACGGAACTGTACATCAAGGAAGTACATTTGATCATGCTGTATCGTGTGCATCACAAGGAAAACTTTCAAAGATTGTAGAGCAACGTCTAGGAATCTACGGAGATGCACTAACAAAAACCATCGCAGCTAATGCTGTATTCATAAATAACAAAGTTAAGGAAGCTAACAAAAATGACAAATGAAGCACGTGTACTATCAGCCCTTCGTCGCGGTATGCGAGTAACTCGTAAGACTGCAATCGAACGTGGATGGTGTGAGAACCTCACAGCAACTATCTCACGCCTTCGTAAGAAGGGTTACGTAATTACCGCAATTAAGGCTATGTCTCCCGAAGGGTCTTATACGCGGTACAAGCTACTATCCGGCCCGTCAGTACAGTCAAAAGCTGCGTAGTAGCTAACACAAGAGGCAACAGAATATGGCTAAGTCAATCGACACATTGGTGGAAGACATTTATAGTCTCTTCACCAATGACGAGGAAATAAAAATAGATAAGAAGCACCTCGACGCTTTTGCTGAAGCAGTAGTCAGTTCTGTTGCCTCCGCTATCTCTGAAGTACGTAAACCAAGGGAACCTTCTTTGCGTCTATCTCTTATAGGTCATAAGGATAGAAAGATTTGGTATGAGATGAATGGGGCAGAGAAGCAGCAACTCTCTGCTCCAACTCTCATTAAGTTTCTTTATGGTGATATTCTTGAACAGCTACTGATCTTGTTCACTAAGGTAGCTGGACATGACATTATAGAGGAACAAGCTGAACTAACTTCTAATGGTGTGCGTGGACACAAAGATGCTACGATTGATGGTGTGCTGGTAGATTTTAAATCAGCTTCCCCCTACAGCTTTAAGAAGTTTAAAGAAGGAACTATTCTTAACGACGATCCTTTCGGATACATCGCACAAATATCTGCTTACTCTGATGCAGACAACAATCCAAACGTAGGCTTCGTCGCTATCGACAAGTCATCAGGTGAGATATGCTATTGTCCTATTGACGATATGGACCTGATCAATTCAGGAAATAGAATAGATGAAATTAGAAGCTTCTTGGAAAAGGATACGCCGCCTGATAAATGTTATGACTCGATACCTGACGGTTCTTCCGGTAATCACAAGCTACATATTGGCTGTGCCTTTTGTGATTATAAGTTTACTTGTTGGGCTGATGCTAATGATGGCGTTGGTATTCGTACTTTTAAATATAGCAATGGGCCAAAGCATCTTGTCAAAGTGGCGAAAGTTCCTAACGTACCTGAAATAACTAATGACAAATAGGTACAGGTCAGGTTCAGAAAAGAAGACAGGTGAGTTACTGGACAGTCTAAGAGTTGCTTACTCTTTTGAACCTCACTATATTAATTATACTTGGTTAGAATATAAAAAATATCTTCCAGATTTTATTCTACCAAACGGTATCATACTGGAAGTAAAAGGAAGGTTTAAACTAGAAGACAGAAAGAAACACCTCTTCATAAGAGAAGCTTATCCCGAACTGGATATTCGGTTTGTCTTCGACAATCCCAATAACAAATTAAATAAAGGAGGTAAGTCAACCTATGCAGATTGGTGTATCAAGAATAACTTCCTCTTCTGTAAAAACTCTGATCATCAGATTATAGAAGAGTGGACAAATGAAGGACGAAAATCAAGTAGACGGGGAGAAGTTTCTTCTAAACGTAGAGTATCTTCTGGGACAAAACCAAG